CGGCGTACGGAGTTTGGTCTTCAACGCTGTACGAGTCATGCTCAGAGGTGTTCTGAAAATCTGTGTAAGATTGTAAACCTTCACAGGATTCAGAGCGATAGCGTCCGGCATCTCACCTCCTTCAGGGTTTATATTACCGATGATTTTGAAGGTATCGCAGTCTTGCAGGTCAGCCGTTCCGCCTAAATCGATGGAGTTATCATCATCTTCGAGCAACTTAACTGACAGAACTGAATCCAGTGTTCCACGAGAAACACCTGTTACCTTACCAACAACATCGACTCTGTAATCAGCCGAATCACGAAGAAGAATCTGATGGCCTTCGCGAATTCTATTTGCCAGCGTAGTAGCAATCCGTACATAGAGTACATCAGCCACTACACCACCACCTGCATATGCCACAGATAAATCAGGCAAAGTAAACACACCTGATACGGCCCCACCTACAGCTGACTGTTCCTGAGTCCACCAATGAAACTGTGGATCGTCTACAGCCTCAGAACCCATCATAGACAGGATAGCTGTCAGCGGCGCTGAGCCATTCGGATACAGATATAATATCTGTTCCCTCCAATTCATAGGTCGCTGACCTGATACCCAGTCGCCAGTACCTCTCATTCCAAGAAACATAATTTTACCTCCGTAAGAGATTTAGTTTGTTTAATTGTTAAACGATCTTAGTCGTTACTGGCCCTGATAATCGTAGTCGTAGCCTTCAGGGAAATTCGGCAGAACTGCTGCAAGCGGATGCCAGAATAAGCCATCACTATACATAAGCAATCTGTCACACTTACTGGTCAGAACAATGTCAAGCCAGCATTCGCTATCATCTTTGTGAGTGACAGTGATTGTATTCTGAGCGCTAGCGTGTCTGACTACGATTGAATAAAAGCGACCCTTAGCCTCCGCAACCGGAGGAAGTACAAGAACCATTGGAGCAGTCATTGCACTCGGCCGAACTACATAATCGGATGTAGACATTGCAACTGACCCTGTAGGGTCTATGAACTTGTCTACTACCTCTTTATCGTGCTGAGCGAATTTATCTTCTAACATAAACTTAGTTACCTCCCAAGTATTTTATTCATCTCTGAGATTTCATTCTCGAGGGATGAAAGGGTTTGTTTTGAAGGAGCTTGGCGCTGATTACCTCTGGCACCATGAAGTCTAGGTGGCTTACCATCTTTACCTTCACTCTCCTTATCTTCTTTCACCGCCTGTTTTTGTAAATTGAGCCTCTTCCTTGCTTCAGGCGCAACGAGGTTCATAAGCTCATTGTATTTCTTATCTGGGTTCTTGGATGCTATCTCTTCAAAGACTGCAGCAACAACCCTTTTATAAGGAACAAGTTCTTTGTTTTCAGCATAGAACTTGTCACTTGCTTCTTTTAATGAAGTTAGCAAAGTTATGTTGTACTTAACTATTTCAGGAATAGTATTAAGCACACCCTCTGTTGCTATCTTCTTAGAATCATTAACTCCTTTTGAGTAGACAGCATTGAGAACCTTGTTAAGAGCTGTCTTATCACTAGTGAGGTCGTAAAGATCTAAATCGCCGATGAAGTCTTGTTCTTCAAGTTTGAGAGGCTCATCATTTTTCTTTTTATCTTCTTCAGCCTTAAGACGATCTTCCTCAGCTTTCTTTGCGGCTTCTTTATCTCTTTCGATTTCTGCTAAAGCATCTGTCTCTTTCTTTTTAGCCTCAGCTTCAGCATCACTAGCCTCTTTCTCTTCTCTCGCTTTCTTTTCATCTTCTGTCTCACCTTTCTTTTCTTCCTCTTCAGCGATTCTGGCGGCCTCAGCAGCTTCCTCTTCTTCTTTTGCCTTAGCTGCATCTGCTTCTTCTTGTTCTCTCTTAGCTTTATCCTCAGGAGGTTCTCCTTCATCTCCTTCATCAGATGCACCAGGTACAACATCACCTAAAGCATTAAGCATTTCATCAATCTCTTTCTTTGTATCTTCTCCCATAATAAGCTCCTCCTTGAATTAAGTTTGTTTATTAATTAAACGATCTATTTCAATGCTACTTGTCGAAATAGCTCCTTCCAATAACCTTGAACAGTTGAACCATCTCCGCCAACATTAACTAATGCCAAGACATCATTTGCCTGAGCAACGAATGATGAAAGAGCCGGAAGCTGATTTAAATAAATAGCACCATTAGCAGCTAAGCCATCAACTATTCTAATATTATTATCTTGGAATATAAATATCTTAATTTGCCCTTGAACACCACCAAGAATATTTGATATATTAACAACTGCATCAGCATCAACTATTACAGCATCTACTCCGAATGTTCCAAGATCACTTCCTACAGATAATGATACAGTACCAGTAGGTATTGTAAGCTCAGTAACACCTACACCTGTTCCAGCTGAGAGAGCATTAATAGCTGCTCTTGTTTCTCTTATATAAGCAGGTAAAGCACTTACATTTTCAACATCAATCGGTTTTGTTGCGTCCATATTTTTTCTCCTCTTTCTCACTATTTAAAAGGTCTATGAAAATATCAGGGATACTTAGAAAATAATCAACAGCTTTCTGTCTCCCATTCAAATCTCCCATGTGTAATAAGACTGATGCGGTCGAGGGATTAGCACTCTCAGCATCATCTACTATTGACAGCATCTCTCTATTAAACCCTTCCTTCCAGGCTTTAAGCTCAGCTGCTATATCAGCCCAAAGGATAGATTTTTTGAATTCTTCTACAGATTCTTTACTTACTCTTATCTGTATTCCTTCCATTATTAAGCTCCTGTTGGTACAAGATTGCCAGCCTGAACTTGTTGCTGAACTTGTTGGTCAGGCATCTGAACGGCATTAATTCTATTAAGATTACGTCTAAAATCCTCAACATTCTTTGCACCAAGCTGTTGTGCAATATAGATAAATATCCTAGTTACATCAAACTGTTGAGCTAATTCAGGACTTGTTCCAATAGTCTTAAATAACTCAATCCATGAACTAGAGAAATTACCTCCTGGAATAGAGCCATCTCTCACAATCAAATCGTAGTTGACTGCTAAATCTGATGGGCTTACTCTACCTCTCGTCTTGCCTCCTGTAAAGTTTGCCATCAGTTGTTCAGCATATCTTCCAGCAACATTTACATAGGCATCCTGAGACATATACTGTTGAGTGTGAACAGCAAACTGTGTTCCAACATCTTGCATAAACTGCATACCGATAATCATAGCGATTCGTTGAAGTCTTGAAACGGCAGAACTTCTTGTTCCACTGAACTCAGCACTAGTTAATCTTTCAGGGCCTGACTGACGAAGAGATCCCTGCATTGACTGGTCAGCTCCAGATATTCTATCCATCCACTGTGTGATATATGCAGAGTCAGATATATTCAATCTCGTTATATCATTAACTTGGAGTTGTTGAACTACTTTATCAACACCTCTTCCCCATGCAGGCCTTCGTAAGCGAATAAGTTTTCCAGGCTTAGGATCTTTCAAATCGTTGATGTTGACTAAGTAAGGGTCTACTATCAACATATCATTGATAGCCTTTCTCACATTCTCAACATGAGAATTGAAGAGGAAATCAAGAGTATGCTGTAGACCATAAAGGACTTCCATTCTACCTATTGGTGTAATTGAGTATCCATCATACTCAGGACTTGCTACCGCTATCGGATACTGTCCATGATTATGGTCAGCTTTTTCAGCCGCTATAATTACATCATCCCCAGCCAGCTCAAAGTACCATTTTTCTGGTACATCACTCTTACCCAGCTTCCAGTCTTTCGGAATAAGTGTAATATACATATGAATTCGATCTACCGGCGACACAGTGCTGGAAAGAGTCCTACTCGAATCAGTAGATCCACCATGTCTTGTTTGCCTATCACTATTATCAAGTGATAATATAGACTTCTTATTATTCTTAGTCTTCAAATACTTAACATTGAATAATCCAGAATCTTCTTGCTCTTCCTCACTAAGTAAATTCATATAGTTAGTTCTATCAACCCATCCTATGAATTCACCTTTCTGAATATTATCACTAGAAACAGATGGGTCTGGCAACCACATATAAGGATCTATACTTGTTAAGGCATTACCTTCGAATAATAAGCCATTAACAAACTGATTATTATTCTGTGTTTCAGTACCTAGTGCTGATTCAGTAATTATAGACGATTTAACAAGCTTCTTTCCAAACTGCCTTCTCCACTCAGGTAACCCAATACCTACTCCATATCCAAGGGAGTCACGAAGTATTGTATGAACAGCTAATGGAACTTTATTTTTAATACAATGAAGCCTAATAACCAACTCCATCAACATTGCTCCAACAGTATCATCATCTTCAACACCTTCATACTGGAACATAGGATCTTGAAAGAAAGCCATTGAGAGATAAGTTAACAAAGCCTCAAGCATTGAATAACTATATGGAAATACTATACTTACAGGCTTTGAAGAGTCCTTAACTTTTAATTCTTCTTCTTTTTCCTTCAAAGGCATGTAAGTAGTTAATGTTCTATCTATCTCTCTCCAAGAAGAAAAACGCTTTTGCATTTCATTTCTTGACATTCTTGCACGTTCCCAGATACGAGAACGAAGTTTTTGATG